CGGCGGCCTGATTAATTTCCCACTTTTTCACGTCGATATTGTCGCGCAAATCCTGCATTCTGAGCGGAATTTGTTCGTCACCGGCAAGGAGCTGTTCACGGTATTCCCGTTCAAGGTCTGCCAGTTCGGCTTTACGTTTCAGCCAGGTGTTTTTGTTCGTCTGACAGGCCTCAAAGGCCTGCTGTATGGTCACAGTGGTCACGTGTCTCTCTCCTGATTAATGCCGGAACGGCGAGCTGTAGCAGCCCTGTACTTTACGCGGCGGCGGTGGCGTCACCGGGGCGGGGTCGGGTTTCTCCGGTGCGGCACGTATCACACCGTCAACCGACTCGATGGTGCGGAAAGTGGCCGAGCATTCGATATTGGTACACTGGTGATAACGCTGTTTGACGTTTTCCGACAGATAACGGCTGGTACGGACGTGCGCGGTCTTTTTGCAGAACGGGCAGTGAAACATGATTCAGCCCTCTGCCTGTTCGTGGTCTTTTGCGGCCAGTTCAGCGGCAAGCTTCATCCGTCTGGCCGGGCTTCTTAACAGCGCCATATCAACCCCGGTTATGACCGGGCGATTCATGCCCGTTACGGACAGAACCGGCTCCTGCTCCATATCAAAATGATACAGGGCTGACTGCAGATTCAGGGCATCACCCAGCTCGCGGGTCACGGTCGCACGCGGCGAGGTTTCTCCGCTCATTTCCAGCGACCGTATACGCAACAGAAAGGCACGTAACAGTGCGGGGCTGATACCGGTCAGCGCCTTCTTCCACTCGCTGTTGGCGTAGGTAGTGAACGCTTTTTCATGGGCGCTGATGTAAGCCGTACCGGAGGAGCATGCGCCAAGCATGGCGAGGTTTTTGTCTTTCTCCAGCTCGGTAATCAGACCGGTAAACTCATCAGCCAGTTCGCGGCTGGCGATACGTTTACTGTGTTCAGCTTTCAGTTCAGGAGTGAGGTTGCCGCGCAGGGTTCGAAAGCGGCTGCGCCAGTCCTGTTCGGCCTGTGCACTTTCACTGAGCGCGGTCTGTCGTTCCTGCTCACAACGCTGAATGGAAGCCTCAATGTCGCTGAGTTTACCCATGCTGGCCGAGTGTGCGTCTTTTGCTTCGTTAAGTGCGGCCAGCGCACCGGCAATACGTTGTTCCGCGCCTTCATCCTGTTTACTGATAACGGTCTGCATGGCTTTGATAATGAGTTCGGGTTTCATGTTCAGGTTCTCCGTATGTTCAACCTGAAATGATTCTGACGCCTCCTGCACAACAACACGATTCATTGCCGTTGTCAGAGTGCTGGCACAAACAGACCTTAAAATCAGGCTGGCCAGAGAAAGGTCGCAGGAAAACCTTACTCACCGTTTGTTTTTTTACTTATAACTATTCACCACTGTTCACCTTAAATAAAAAGATAAGTAATACAGCAAGTTAAATGGTGAACAGTTGAAGGTCTGACTGTTCACCGTCTGTTCACCACTGTTCACCCTTCAGTTTTGCTCTGGCTATATCATCTAGACTTTATTACGATTAAAAACGAAAAGTATATAACTAAAAGAGATATTAATTGCTGCATTGTAATGCAGTGATTTGCATATGTTTGCCAGCGTTTGCCTTTGTTTGCCAGAGCGAAAAGTCAATGTTTGTCCGAAAATCTCACATGACCTGAGGGAAAATATAAACATAATAAGGAGCTACCCGAAGCCGGACGGACACGACCGGCACTGTATGGACTTTGTGAGGTAGCCCGATGCACACCGCTTTTTCTTCCCCGTCTTCTGCCCCTGCCGCGCCGCTGATGCCGGTTTCTGATACCGTTCACGAGCGCTTTATCCGTCTGCCCGAAGTGATGCATCTGTGCGGCCTGTCCCGCTCGACCATTTACGACCTCATCAGCCGGGAAGCCTTCCCGAAACAAATCTCCCTCGGCGGAAAAAACGTGGCGTGGGCGCAGTCTGAAATCACTGCATGGATGGCGGATCGCATTGCCGAACGTAACCGGGGCTATGACGCATGATGATGGCCGCTCAGCAAAAAGCCCCTTTTTCTGGCTTGCTTCTTTTCGCCGTTTCCAGGTATAGTTTTCCCGCTGTCGCAAAATCGGCAGCCGGGCGTAGGAACCCGTGTAATTCACAGGCGACAACAGACGCGCCATGCGTCTTTTTTTACGTCGTTGCTCAGGCACACCCATTTTTCGGGCTGTAGCCCCTGTCAGATAATGGTGGTCCGGGCGGGGCAGCTTTCGGGCTGGCCGGTATTCTGTGAAGCCGGTATTCCTACCCCCGTTCGGGTCACCACCCATGAGCGTAGGAACTCCGGTGGTGGCAATAACCGCTATTCACAGGAGGTTGCCATCATGGCTACGACCCTCACCCCGTCACACCCGCAGTTTGTCTTTGTGTTTGCCGCCGTTCGTCGCGCAGACCGTAAACCCCGTATTTGCATGCTGCGCACCGTTGCCGGTGACGAGCACGCCGCACGCCTTTCCCTCGTTCGCGATTACATCCTCTCGTTCGCTGGCCGTTTGCCGGTTCTGGAGGTGCGCGCATGAGACACACCACCATTACCGCCCGTGACCTCGAATGTCTGGAGCATATGCGCAACGTCGGCCAGCTCGTCGGCGACCTGATGCAGGTGCAGGACTGCGCCACCGTTCGTCGTGACCCGACGCAGCAGTTACAGCTCACCTCCGTGATTTACCTCATGACCGCCCAGCTCGACGGCGTGGTCGAACGCTGCAATCAGCACTGGCTGACCGGGGAGAGCAACGTATGAAAAAGCCATTACCGCCCGTATTACGCGCCGCGCTGTATCGTCGCGCCGTGGCCTGTGCATGGCTGACCCTGTGCGAACGCCAGCACCGCTACCCGCACCTCACCCTCGACGCGCTGGAAAGCGCCATTGCGACCGAGCTGGAGGGCTTCTATCTGCGCCAGCATGGCGAGGAAAAAGGCCGTCAGATTGCCTGTGCCCTGCTTGAAGATTTAATGGAAGCCGGACCACTCAAAGCCGCCCCGTCGCTGTCCTTTCTCGGGCTGGCCGTGATGGATGAGCTTTGCGCCCGTCATATCACCGCACCGGTACTGCACTGAGGGAGAAAACAACGATGAAAATGAACGTAACAGAAACGGTAAAACAGGCGTGCGGCCACTGGCCGCGCATTCTCCCTGCGCTGGGTGTGAAGGTGATTAAAAACCGCCATCAGTCCTGCCCGGTGTGCGGTGGCTCTGACCGCTTCCGCTTTGACGATAAAGAGGGGCGCGGGACGTGGTTCTGTAACCAGTGCGGCGCGGGTGACGGACTTAAGCTGGTAGAAAAAGTGTTTGGCGTGACCCCGTCTGAGGCCGCCGGGAAGGTGAATGCCGTGACCGGCAACCTGCCGCCGGTTGCCCCGGAAGTGATTGCGGTCGCAGAGGCTGAAACGGAGGCCGACCGCAAAGCGGCGGCCGCGCTGGCCGTCAGGCTCATGGAGAAAACCCGACCGGCCACCGGCAATGCCTACCTCACCTGCAAGGGTTTCCCCGCTCTGGAATGTCTGACGCTCACCGCCATGCATAAAACCGGCGGCGTGACGTTCCGCGCCGGGGATGTGGTTGTCCCGCTGTATGACGATACCGGCGTACTGGTTAACCTTCAGCTTATCAATGCAGACGGTCTCAAACGCACCCTGAAAGGCGGTCAGGTCAAAGGGACATGTCATATCATCGAAGGGAAAAAACAGGCCGGAAAACGCCTGTGGATTGCGGAGGGTTATGCGACCGCGCTCACCGTGCATCACCTGACCGGGGAAACCGTCATGGTGGCGCTGTCCTCAGTAAACCTCCTTTCTCTGGCGAGCCTTGCCCGTCAGAAGTCCCCGGCCTGTCAGATAGTGCTTGCCGCCGACCGTGACCTGAACGGCGATGGCCAGAACAAAGCCACAGCGGCCGCAGACGCCTGTGAGGGCGTTGTTGCCCTGCCACCGGTATTCGGTGACTGGAATGATGCGTTTATACAGTACGGCGAGGAAGCCACGCGGAAAGCGATTTATGACGCTATCCGGCCACCGGCGCAAAGTCCGTTTGATACCATGAGCGAAGCCGAATTTACCGCCATGAGCGCCAGCGACAAGGCCTTGCGGGTGCATGAGCATTACGG